TAAATGATACACTTAGATTACCAAACTCAACTTTATCGCCTGGGAAGAAAGCATTAACACCAATCCTTGTTGGTACACTTACTTCAACAAACGATAAACTAGGAATGTTAACACTCTGAACATAGTATTCAACAGTGGGAACTTTCTCTATTAGTAATCTAAAATTATTTTTGTTTAATATTGATTTGTTAATATCAGTCATCTATCTTCATCACCCTCTTGTTAACAGTAGTATCATGGTAATCAACATCACTTCTGTAGGTTCTAGTCTTTTCTTCTTCACACAGATATCCATCTGCTATGAATGTCGTCACGACTCGTCTAGCGAGTATTTGATGTGTTTTTTCAACACCGTCTTCAAAGATTCCTCTTTCCCATGGGCCTTCCAAAACCTTCACATCTTTATAATATTTATTTTCCATACTTATATTTAGGTAAAAAAAAAGGTCTCCGAAGAGACCTTTTAAAATCAATTACTTCAGATTTATAGGATGTTAGAAACAGCCATTTTTCTGTAGTATTGGTTAAGACCAGCAGTTGCAAGACCATCTCTGTCTTGTACGTTACCTGTGTCAACGAATGGGTTTGAAACCATACCGTATCTTGTCTTAAATCCGATTTTTGGTTGGAATGTGTTCTCACCAACAGCACGTACCATTTGTAATGGAACGTATGGGCAATAGAACATACCAGCGTCATAAGGATTTGAACCTCTGTAACCAACAGTCATGTAATCGGCACTTGCATAAGGGTCGATATAGACTTTAACTCTTCCGTTTAGAACACCAGCAAAAGTATTACCAGTATCGTCTACAGACAAGTTTGTTGATAAAGCAGGAGTGTAATCTAATACACCTGCCATTGAAAGAGCAGAAGCAACATCAGATGAACAAAGGATAAAGTTACCTTTTCCTCTTCTTGTATCTTTAGCGATGAAGTTTGATTCTCTTTCGATTTGGAACAATAGACCTTTGAACTTTTCAACTGACCATCTACCGTTAGCGTCAACATCTAAGTTGAAAGTACCAGCAGAAGCAGTGCCTTGAGCACCAGTTTTTGCTTGGTTGTTTACGCTTCTGATTACTTCCCTGTTGATTTCAGCAAGGATTTCAGATGATAGGATGTTAGCGAGTTCTGACTCAGCGTCAAGACCGTGAATTGCTTTAAGGTCTTGTGCAAGTTCTAGTGTATATTCAGCTTTTAATGCTCTGGATTTGGCAGTTACAGTAGCCTTCTCAATAGTGAATGACATTTCAGCAAACTGGTTACCTGATGCATCACCAAGTGCTTCCGCACTTGCTGTTGACATACCAGTAGTAGTTTGTGAAGCATATGAACCGTTGAAAGGGTCGCCTGAATGGTCTGTACCAACTGAAGTGGATGCAGTTTGTGCTGATGCTGAGTAACCAGTTCTTGCTTCGTTGTGAAGCGCTTCTGATTCTGCAGTTCTAACAGCGTCTACATCGTCATGATATCTTGCTTTCATAGCAAAAATCAGACCAGTTGGGCCAGTCATTGGTTGAACGCCACAAATGTCGTAAGCAACGAGATTTGGCATAGCACGTCTTACTAATGAAATCAAAATCGGATCCCAGTTAGAAATAGGTGCCCCAGTAGCATTTAAAGGTGCAGCTTCTTCAAGAGTTGCTCTATCTTCTTTAAGAGCCTTTTCTTGGTTTTCAAGAATTACTGCAGTAACCGCTTTCTTGTAGTTGTCATCGATTTTTGGTAAATCGCTGTGCTCTAGAATTGGCGCCCACTTTTCTTGTAAGTTTTCTGATTGAAACATTTTTATTTTCCTTTAAATTAACCTAATGGTTTTAGTTTAGATAATGCGTTAGCATATGTTGCGATTTCAGGTGCAAGTCTTGGTTCGTCTGATTCCTCAGAGATAACACCAGTACCTTCTTCAACAACAGTATCTTCAACTAGTTTATCACCATCTACAGGGAAGTATGCATTCTTAACTTCTGAAACTTTCTCAGCGAAATCTTCTTCAGTCTTAAAGTCTACTCCTTCTGCAAGTGAAACTAGTTTCTCTTTTTGTGATTCGGATAGGTCTTCGCAGGCCTCTCTTATCACGTTTGCTCTTTTGAGTGTATCCAACTCTTCAGTGACATCCATATTTCTATTTACTTCACCGTCAAGTTTTTGTTCCATCTCATCGAGACGATTTGCGAGTTCATCAATAACATCATACTTATCTTCAGGAACGTCAACATAATGTTCTACGAACAATGTTTTCATACCTTCAATAAAGTTTTCAGTCATTTCCGACCTCAAACCACGTTCAATTGCAAGTTCATTTTCTTTCGTCCACTCTTCTGCAACATATGTTAGATACTTGTCTACGGATTCCGCAAGGTCACCTTTAACTTTTTCTACTGTGGTTTGTAATTCTTCTGAGTACTGTGACTCAAGTGATTCTTTAATTTCTGCAACTTTTGAAGTTACAGCAGCCTTAAAGATAGTCTTTGCCTTCTCAGCATTTTCTTCAGAAAGTTCTAGCGCTTCTGAAATTGCGGATAGGTCGTCATCTATTTCAATTTCAACGAGTGAAGACTCTAGTTCAGCAGAAACTTCTTCGTCAACTTCAACTTCTGTTTCAGCGACTTCTTCTTCTACTTCTTTATTCTTCATCTTGCCATAAACTTCAGCGACCGACTCTTCGTCCATACCTTTTAAAGTATCAACAATCTTTCTAGCTTGTTCTGCTTTTGTCAAACTTTCGTCAACTTCTTCTTCTGACAATCCACTACAGACTGTTTGAAGTTCTTCCTTTGTCATTTCCTTCATAGTGTTGACGATAGCTTTTATTGATTCCATTTTAGAAGGAGTAGACTCTTCTGACTCTTCTTCTTCTTTAACTTTTTGCAATTTAGGTTGACTATCAGCTTTACTAGCATTCTTTTGTGGGGCGTCACCACTGACTGCCTTAACATTTTCCGCCTTCTTTACTGAGTCAACTGCTTTGTCAACAGGATTTTCTTCAGGTTTAACGACTTCAACTTTGCCTGCCTCGATTGATTCGGCATCAGATGAACCTTGTTTGACTGGTTTTGAATCTCCCTTCTCAGCTTTAGCGTCAGGCTGACCTGCCTCTAAGACTGTTTCTAGGTTATTTTCTAACTCTGCCATGTTTATCTCCTGTTTGAGTTTACTTTTTTATTTATATATTATAGGTTTTTAACAAACTTTTTCCATAGATTAAGTTTGGTTTCTTCAAGATTATTTAGTGATGCAGTCTTTAACTCATTTTGCATCCTTTCCATATCTACTGCCTTCAATATACCATTCTCCATTACCCATTCTACCCCTTCATAAATACCTTCAACGAAAGCTTCGGGAGCGGATGGGTCTGCAACGATATCACCTGCCGTTGCAAGTTGGAAATCGTCTTTTACGTATTGAGCGCCACCCTTCTGTTCGAGCGAACCCAAACCTCTTGATGAAACACCCAACTTAGCACCGTCACTGATAAGACTTCTTACTATCTGACCGTTTGGTGTACTTAAAATCTTTGCACGTCCCACGTAATTATTTCCATCTTCTTCTAAAGATGTAATCATGTGTGACACTTTGTCTAAATTAATTGTTGGCCCTTCGGGATGTCCTAACTCACCGAATGCCCTATCCTTGGCAACAAATTCCTTAACGTAACGGTTAACTTCTTTTTGCATTACTTCTTTAGGATATACTCTACCATTTCTGTTTTTGATTTCAGATTGCATAAAAATACCTTCAATAAAGTATTCTTTCTCACCCTTTTCGTTCTGTTCTATAATAACAGGGGTTACACTGTAATCATTAAACTCTGATATTAATTTCATTTATAATTTCTCCAAAAGGTATATCCTCTTTCACCATCTCTTCCATCATATGTCGGATAAGTTTAAATTCTCTCTCAGCCACCTTGAGGTCTTCGTAGGACTCCTCTAAGACGTTGCCGTTTAAAACTATATGTGTGAGTCCTTTTCTGACAACAAATGCCACATCAACTGACTCTCCACAAAATCTCAATGTATTCCTTCTCATAGGAAAGAATCCAGCAGGAATGGTGTACTTCGCTTCCCTCAACTCGTTAGAGATTGATGAAAAGGTTTTCATACTAACCTTCCTGTGGTTGTGACATCCAATCAACTTGCATCTCTACACGTTTCATGTCCACAACTTCTGCAGCTTTTTGTTTGATTCCATCATTGATAGAATCCTTTGCATCCTGTAACTGACCATCTTGTATTTGGTCTACGATTGTTTTCGCTATTTCGCTCATTTATTAAAAGTCTCCAAAATTATCTTCGTCATCTTCGCCGTCATCACTTCCACCTTCGGATTTGATTTGAGCATCAATGACCTTTATATCTTCTTCAGTTTGTCTTAGTATATACTTTCTGACATATTCGTCTGAGTAATACTTACCAACATACTCTGAAGCCTGACTTAGTGTATCAAGTCTTTCTCTTATAATCTCTGCATCTTTCAACTCTGTAAAGTGGTTGTCCGTTGCAAAATCAAATTGTAGAAAGTCTTTGTTCTTATCGAACTCTTCCACTGTCATTATTTCTTTGAGAACTAATTGAGTTCTCAACATATCTACAAACACCCTAGCAAATTTCTTCTGCAATCTGTTTGTAAACTTATTAAACTTAAGTTCATCTCTAGAAATTTCTGAAGCACGACCCATATTGAATCCATTATCTGCTTCCATTCTAGTTGACGGTACGTTTAGTGACTGATATAGTTTCTTCTTGAAGTATTCTATATCATCTATGTCAGCAAGGTTCTGACCGCCAGGAAGTGTACTAATTTCTGTTCCTCTTCCGCCCTCTCTTCTTGGTAACCAAAAATCTTCCAACATACTCATATGTTTTCTGTCATCTTTGATTTCACCAGTGTCTGCATTGTAAACAAGTTTATTTTTATACTTGTTCATTACCTCTGCAAGGTACTGTTCTGCTTTTGCTTTAGGAAGGTTACCTACGTCAATGTAGAATATTCTTCTCTCGGGAGCCCTTGATATACGGTATATAACAAGTGCATCCTCCATCATTGATAACTGATTTGCAGTCTTCAATGCTTTATGCAAATAACCGATTACAACATTCTTAGTGTAATCTAATAATCCCGAAGTAGTGTATGTCACTGCTTCAGGTGCAATCTTTACAACATGTCCTTCTTGTGATGAGGATTTATCAAAACCCTTATCATTGAAGACATAGAACTCCTCAATCTTCTTGACTTGGTCTATTCCTGTCTTCTTGTCCTTTTCTTTTTCTACGTTTCTAACCTTCTTAATTTTAAGAGGGTCAACATTTCTTACGTCAACAATACCAAGTTTGGGTCTCTTGCCATCAACGACTTTATGGAAGTATATTCTTCCATCTACGTACCATTTTCTGAATAATTCATGAGAGTTCTGATTGAACTTCATTAGAGATAAGATGTGACTAAACTCGTCTTGCACCTTTTTCTTGATGCTTTCAGAGAGTTTTACATCTCTGAGGTCGAGCGTCACGATTCTATCTGAACTATCAGACGTGATACACTCATTAATAATATCTTCGATTGCAGAATCACATTCTGGCACCAAAGATGTTTCACGATATCTTCGAATGAGTTCTGCCTCATTCTTAATGCCGCCTTCCATGTCAACATAAGCACCATAAGCTCCGCCTGAAATGAACCCACTCTGTTGTTGGATGACGGGGGTACCGTCATCCTCTAGAGAAGGTACAAACGACTTAGCGTTTGGTGCCTCTTTGACTCTTAACTCGTCTTTCTTACGAGTAATTTCAAACCCAAATATATCCATACTAATATTTATACCACCAATATGTGGTAGTTTTTCACTGTTTTATTAAAGAACTCTTTCCCAGTGAGAATAAGTGAATCCTGCCTCAAATGTCTCAACTTCAGATGCTTCTGCACTCGATAGTGCAATCTCACCGATTGATGTTGGGAACATGTTGAAGAATTCATATCTCGCAAGGACGGAGTCATCTTTGTGTAATTGTTCTACAAATGCACGTGATAGCAAGTAGTCTGTATCAGTTGCAGCTTCTGTTGTTGATAAAGATGCAATGTCATTTGACCATGCTTCGAGAGCAGTTCTTGTTGAAAAGTCTAGGTCATTGATAACCGTAATTGACCAGTCAGCGAATGTTCTATCACCAGCAAGTTTCAAATTTTGACCTCTGAAAGGTACACTAATAGTATTAATTGTACTCTCAGGTATCTTAGTTGCGGTACACAAGAATTCTAATCTCTGACCAGCACGAGGTACAAACACTCTAAATCGGTTAGCTCTTGGGCCACCGCCGATTAGGTTTGCTTTAAATTGGTCTATTGTTGCCATTTATATACTCCTATTAAACTGCACTGTAAATCTCTTCAAAGTCGACACCACTTCTGGCAGCAACAAAGTTGAGAGTAATAAAGTTAATCGACCTAGCAGGTTTGACAAATATAGAACATACAAATTCATTTCTGTCAATTACTGTGTCTGTGTTATTTGATTCGTCACAAACTACTGAGAAGTCTGTTAGACCACGTCTATTTTTAACGTCTCTTAAGAATGGTTCTACCGCAGCCCTAAACTGAGCACGTGTAAATGCATCGTTGAATTCGAACAACTGAGACTTAGCAGCAATTGCGATTGCCTTTTCTAATACGATAAACAATCTTCTTACGTTGATTCTATCGAATGCAGAAGGTGAACTTAAAGCAGTCTTGTCACCGAATAATACGGTTCCTTGTCCAGCAAAAGTTACAATCGGGTTAACTCTTTGTCTATAAAGGTCATCTCTAGATGCCTTTTTAGGGTTGTAAGCAAGTTTAGTAATACCTAAGTATTGACCTCTTGAGAATCCAGCAGGTGAGAACCATGGGTCTCTTAGTAAGTCTGACCTTACCATAATACCTGTTGTATGTCCGTTGCCTGGCACCCATACATATCTGTCGTTGAATCTATCATACTGGTATACCCATCCACTGTCGAATGAAGCATATGATGAAGATGTTACTGAAGCGAAATCAGCAAGAACGTTAGTTGTTTGTAATGATTCTGAAGAAACGTTAACTACTGAAGTTCTTCTAGGCGATGCAATGACCATACAATCTTTTCTCAATTCACAATCAAGAATTAACTGATTGACGATTGTGTTATGGTCTGTAACTGAATCTGCACCTTGTGTTCTTGTTGAACCTACTATCATGAATGAAACATCTATTGAATCTGCATCACTGAAGTTATCAGTGTAAGCAGCACTCTTTTGTCCAGCAGTAGGTAAACTACCATCGTTTCCGTTTGAAAGAACTGATTTTACTGGTAAAGCAGGTGTTGGGAAAGCAGAACCACCAGCAATATCTGCAATAGTGTAGTGTGTACTTGCAGCTGCGTGTGAAGTTCCGTGACCTGACCACCAAATCCAATCTGATTTTTGTGCGATTACGTTTCTGTAATAGTTTAATTGACCGCCTGAATCTTTAGCATCTGAACACTTAGACACGAAACCGTATGTTTCTAATACTGTCTGTGGTGTTCCTGCGATTACGCCTGTTCTGTCGACAACAACTACGTGCATCTCATCATTCGCAATACCACCGTTAACGGCAGCAGCTGATGAGCCTGGTGCTTTATCAAATAAAGCGTAGTGTTCCCAATATCTATCGACTGCAGTGTCATCTGCAACTGCAGCTGTTAGACCACCTTTAACTGGTTGTCCGATTGATTCGATAGTTAAAGTGTTAGTGTTGATTGCGGTAATTCTGTATTGTGTTGAGTGACCTGAGAAAGTAATAATGTCTCTGACTAGGAAATTAGCTCCAGCGTCTACGGCAATCGCAGTGTCTCCGACTGCGTACCCAGCGAGAAGATTTACGAGAGATGCAGAACCTTTGAAATATGCATCACTTGTTGCACATACGTGTACGTCTATATTATTACCTAAAGCGCCTGGGCACCTAGCAATAAATGAACCAACACCGCCTGCACCACCTTCATATGTTGATGCATAGTCTTCTGAACCTTTCAGAAGTTTACTTGCCGTATTGGCAGCGTTTGCGTTAGACATACCTGTGGTATTAATCCTAACTACTCTTAGTGATGAACCATATTTCAGAAATGACTCAGCAGTATAGAAATCTTCTGCACCAGCATCTGTGTTAGCAGGTGTGAAGAAAGATTCTATTAAACCGTTTGAGTCTGAAACTGTTACTACTTCATCAACAGGGCCCCATTGAAATGAACCAGCGTATGCACCTACTGTAGATGATACTGCGGGCACAACATTTGTAAGGTCAACTTCCTTGACCTGTACGCCTGGTGATACTTGAAATGCCATACTTTTCTCCTGTTAATGTAAAAAGTTTTGTTTTACTTGATATATTTATAACTTTAAAGATTCTAAGAATTCTTAAGGATTGTTCCTTTCAGCTTCAAAGAACCACCTATCTCCACCCTCATCTACAAAACTGTCCTCTGTATATGGGTCACCCCCAAATATTCCAGCTGGTAACATATCATCTTCAATGACTCTTTGTTGCTCTGAGTATAAGAGATTCTTAACTTGATGGTTTGTGAGGTGAGTAAAATAATCAGTTGTAATAAACCAAGAAAATAATACGCAATTCATAACCATATCATCGTGATATCCTCTATCTGCTTCAAAGGACATCCCTTTATTTATGAAAGTCATAAGCTCGGTAATCGTGCTTCTGTCAATCAAATTTAATCGGTTCTCCTCTAATATCTCTTTTAGTGTAGAACATCCGATTCTTTTAATTTTTTTGGTCATGGTAACACCAATATCTTCAGCTTTAGTCATCCCCTGTGTGAATACATTGTCGTATTCTATATCATAGTGTAACTGACTTGCTACCATAGACCCTTCTGCATTGTTTTCTATTATAACTAATGCAGTGTTGTATGCTGTTGCATACTTATTTATAATATCGGGAAATAACATAGGTGATATCATACTATCCCGATACGTTGCAACTTGTGTGAATGGGTCTGTACTCACATCAAATATAGTCATGGTAGAGAAATCCATTCCTCTGCCTTTTGCAACATCTACTGTACATATATAGGTGTGGTCTTCAACAGGTTTTTGATACACACTAAAACCATCCTTGTACCACTCAGCATCCCATGCTTTTAGACCTAGTAGTGTATTAGAATTGATAAGTGTATTACCTGTTCCTAAGAAACTGTTACCGTACTCTTGTTCGAATTGTGCTTCTGAAGTGTTTGCAATAGTTTCTTTCTTCCATGCTTCGTCTCTGCCTGGCACGTCATACCAGTTGATTGTGAATGATTTATATTCTGATTGGTCATGAATTGCACTCTCATATATCTTATGGAACATATTACCCACACCATTTGCAGTAGATGTGATAATAACCTTTGAATCCTTACCCGAGGTCACAACGGGATATGTTGCAGTATAGAATGTCTCTGCATCGTCTACGAATGCAAACTCATCTAGGTATAGTAGGTTAATTGACAATCCACGAATGGATGATGATGACGTTGCAGCTGCTACAATCTTACTATCGTTTGCAAACTCTATTGAACCTTTGTTGAGAATCTTTACACCAGGCTGCAAGAAGAACGGAACAGACTCTAACATGGTTACAATACGTGCAATCATCTCTCTAGAAATTGCACCTTTGTTAGCAAGAACCGCTACTGTTACTTCGGGTTTAAATAACAGAAACCACAATAAGTATGCACACGAAGTAATTGATTTACCACTCTGACGTGATGCAAGGACTACATTGAAACGATTTGCATCATAGTGTTCAATAAGTTTATCTTGATAACCACGAAGTTTAAAGGGTACCATACCTTCATCTAGTGATATAATCTGTGTGTAGTTTTCAATGAAATGACATGGGTTCTCAGAACACTTTAAATATTCAGCCATTTCATCTGTAGTGTACTGGTGTTCGATACCAGCACGTTTAATCATGCTGTTACCTAAGTAACCTTCATTCTTATTAACTGTCATTCTTATTTTTCTTCAGAAACTTCTGTAGTTCGGAAGTAGAACCAACATATAAATGATTCTCTTGTTTCCCTATTCTCTGTTGGTCTTCGCCCTCTAACTTCTTTAATTTGGTTTGAACATCTAGTAATTTCTCAGCGGTTTCTCCTACAGTTTTAATTAACTGACCAGCAACTTCATATGCACGTGGGTTTTCTGTCTCCTTACATACATCTAAGATGCCGTCAATTGCATCCTGTCCTCGCTCAACGAGACCATAGAGATTCTCTCTAGTGTATTTGTAATCGGTTTCTATATTTTTAGAACGTTTGTCATCTGTTGGAACAGATTTGACAATCTCTCCAGTCTGTATTTGAATATCCGAAGTTATATCTAGAACTTCGTCTAATTTAGAATCTATATCTTTTGCCATAATTAACTCGCATCGGTAACCTTATCATCAGCAAATGTACTGATTGTTCCGTCATCATAAAATGTAACATTTTCAGCAACAACAAATGTATCATTTGGTTGTACCGACCCAACAAACTTTAGTGTGTCTCCTTCCGAAATAATATTTGCTTCGTTAGTAGTTATTGTACGTCTGTCATCAGAAATTGTGTTCACAACCACATTTCCAAATGCGCCTCTGAAACCAAATACTTCATCCCCAACACTTATCTTACTATTTATTGCATTCGCAAAGGTATATGTTGTCGTAGTACCATCATTTGCAGCATTAACAATCTCAGCGAATGCTGGTTCATAGTGCTTGACCTCTTTAACAAGACCAGCACCATCAATTTGTGTTGTAGTAAATGTACCACTTGTTTGATTTATATAATCTCTTTCGACAACACTCTTAATAACATCTCCAGTATACACAGGCCCAAAGAAGTATAACTTCATAGTGAATTCTAGTGCATAAGATATGACACGTCTTTCAGTGAAGTCACCTTCATATGTGTCTTCCATATTAACACTAGTTAATTGAATTGGTACGTCTCTAATGTCTGACATAGAATCTACCATCTTCATTGTAACTGTATACTCGGGTTGAAAGTATGGTAAGATTTGTTCTACAATCTGTAGAGCATCATTCATATTCTTTGCAAGAACATTCAAAGTAAAGTTCAAGTTGTACGGAGCTGGTTGGTATTGATATCCTCTCTTATTACCATCACTAGTTTCTAGTTGCGATTTACTGTGACGTAATAGTTTATTTTGTTGTCTAGTAGCATCATACTCAAACCCTGTAAGTTCGAATGCAAGTCTTGGTAAAGATATCGCACTTCTATTGTTATCACTTAAGTCTGCTTCTTGTTGTAGTCTGGCGAGGAACTTTTGTTTTGGCCCATATGAAATTGGAACCTTCTGTTCATGTAATACAGTTCCGTCTTCTTTTATTTTCTTGACTGTTATGTTATTAAATACGGTACCAAAGATTGACACCGCTCGCTTCATTGTCTCATTATAAAAAAATGTTCCAAACATTATGTAACCTCACCGAATGGGTTTGTCTCTGAGAAGTCTAAGTATCCATCTGCTTTTGTTTCAAAGTCTTTGTTTTGTGCAGATTTATCATAAGAGAAGTTTAAAACATCTTCAATACTATAAACAATATATTCTGCTCCTGAGTCTACACCTATGAGTGTATTACCAACAGCAATCGCTGTAGTGTTATCTTTGATATTCAGTTCTCTAGTGGTAGGAACCCAACCAACAACTTCACCCACAACTGCACCACCAAGGGTAACATTCTCACCACGTGTGTAGTTTCCAGTACCATCTGCTTGTAGAATCATATCTATTGTGTAGGCGTTTTCAGTTTCAATTAAGTCGACAGCACCACCAACATCAAAATCTTCTCCACTGTATTCAAAGAGTTCACATTGTAATTTAAATACAAATAGTTTTCCAACTTGATAGAAAGGATTTTCGTGTTCTACAAATTTGATTTCAAACATAGAACCACTAAGTGGGAAGTAAATCAAGTCTCCTTCGTTTGGTCTTAATGATGTTGCAAGGTTAGAGTCTAGTGATATAAATCTTTCCCACGTTCTTAAAGAAAGAACAAAGGTTGCTTGGTCTCTTACTTGTATACCAAACTTGGACATAAGGTCTCCTTCTCCCTCATATCCTTCTGTATTTTCTAAATACATTTCTACAGAATATGCATCTCCAAATTTAGACTGTACATCTTCACCAAGTATAGAGTCTTCCTCTACAATTTCTCTTGGTAGATAGTACGTCTCATTACCATACATACGTAATGACTCAACAACCAAATCTTCGTATAGGTGTTGTTCAGTCTGTACTGCATGGTTAAAAAATACGTTTGTTGGCATATATTATCCCATCATATCGAGAACTGGCATTTCAAAATTCAGTCTCGACTCTTCTTCTAATCTTGTAATTTCTTCTTGCGCTTCAGTTTTCATCTGAGTAGCGTCTAGTGTGACTCCGCCTGGAAGTTGAATACCTGAGAACTTAGATAAATTTTCACCCCACTGATACTTAACTAAAGCGGTACAATACTTTTTCAACCACATATCGTTATAGATATCAGTCATATCTGTTGGGTCTAACTTTCTATAACACTCGATGACAATGTACTCACCTACGTTAAATTTCTCAACACTGTAGTCTAGATACAATCTATTTGAGTGTGACTTGTATCTGATTGGAACTTGTCCAACTAGAATATCATTCATCATAGATAGATGCGACTGTACTTGAGCATAGTATAAAACACTAGTTGATGTTAAATCCCATAAATCATTGAGTCTTAACTGATACTGGATATCAAACATACTCGATGTTGTGCCTGAACTGAATGGAAATACTTGTATTACACTTAACACATGTTCGGGTAGTGTGATGTAACTATTACTCTCTAAGTACGTCTGATTTGATACAGCTTGTGTACCAGTTGTAGCTGCGTTATGTGTTGCATTCGTTTTAAATGAGTCAATATCTGCTTGGGTTAGTTGGTGTTTTAGATATGTTTTAACTGCACCATCGTAATGGTACTCTCTGAAATACTGAAGACCCTCATCGATTCTATCATCGAATTGGTCATCATCAACGTTAACCTCTAGTACAGGAGCTCCGAGTTTTCTTTTTATATACTCTTTTAAAGATGCTTTTGAATTTGGTTCTGCCATGTTTTAAATCCGTAGTATTTGTGTCTACTACTATTTATAACAGTTGAGAACCTATTCTTGGAAGTAAGTTTTAGAAACTACTCTATCTAGTTTAGAATCTAGTTTATCCATCTTGTCGATAATTCTCTGAAACTCTATTTCTATTTGGTCTCTTGTGACATATTCACGGGCTATTTCTTCCCTAGTTTTATTAACCAAAATGTCTATACGTTTTTGTTCGGATAAGAGTGTTCTAACAAGAAATCCCATAGGTAGGACAAAAAGTGTTAGAAATATATTCCAAAGTACGCCTGGCGAGATAGCAATTTCCATACAGTTATTTAGGAAAGAGTATTGGTTACCCCTGCTCTTTTTCCCAGTCAATAGGTTCATATTGGTACTTTTGTAACATACCATTTTCATCTAAACCGAATGTATTCTCATCGGGATGCCAACCTGTAGCGAAATTATTTCTATAAGCATCATAGTCTTTAATTTGAAATGCTGAGTTGAATGATATTGAATATCTGTCCTTGTCTGTCAAGTTTGGTGCTACCATATGCATCATACCACTAGGGAATAAAATCAATTCCCCTGTTCTTGGTTTGAAGTCCCATGACTCTTGGTGTCTATTGGAGTTTGGCATATCAGAAACAACTTTAGGGTCTGTATTAATAGCAACAAAATCTCCTTCGTCACCATCAGCATGGATATAGAAGACGCCACTATACCAACAACCATTATGTAAGTGTGGTCTGTTCCATGCAGTTTTATCATTTATATTTGCCCAACAGTTACCCATTTGAAATGCTGTTTTTGTTGGGTCAATCCCAAAGTAATTCCAAACCTCTTGGTAGAATACTGTACTAATTCGATTCATCAATTTTTGGAACGTTGGATTATTGTCTACACCATCGTTAGACTGCCATCCAGTATAAGCATTTGAAACTTGTCTACCAACACCATCACGTCTACGCATAGCATCCATCTCATCTTTCAGCATCTTCATGTATTCATCATCTAGAACGAGGTCATCCCCCATCTGTGTCGGACATGTCATGTTTCTTTGAAAGATAACGGTTGGGAATAAATATCTAATCATTAAAGTCTAACTCCAGTTGAACCTCAGTAGGTTCTTGTTCTTCACTTATGTGCATAGGGCATTCGGGTGGGGGATTATCATTTTTAAATAGTTTAGCTTTAGGCACCCAATAACCTTTATTTCTATACGGGCCCAAATCTCTAATGCCATCCTTCCCTTCAAATGGCGCTTTATGACCCCATTCTTGCATTGATAAAACCGTCTCAGTAGAACTGTCATGTGGGTCTATCTTATACCCTCTTCCTTTAGTTTCTTGCCAGTGTTCATGTGATTTTATTTCAAATGAAGCATGCCACTCTTCTCTCTTAAACGGTATAATCTGACAAAGAGGGGTTCCTTTTGGTATAACAAATGAATGGTCGACTTTAGGATAAAAAATTATCTGTGCATTGTCTAGACCAACATTAAATGTATCAGTATCAATAATACCCTGCCAACATGCAAAGTATTTATTCTGAAATAAGAATGGGTCTAAGTAGAAGCATGAATAGCCTGGCGGAGTTTTTATGTTCCACGGATTTCTAAATTTAAATGCATCTTTTATAGGAGCTTTACCGTCACCGCTACCATAGTATTCAAAAGATTCTCTAACTTGTTCTTTAGGATGAGACATTGAATGGGTTCCAGCATCTTTACCATCCCAAGTAAATACTTTATTGGTACCACTATCTGTGATACTATCACCATTTATAACATGAATGTCTCTATTAGCAACAATAATCCATCCGCTCTTTAACCAATCATCCATTGCTGGACAAGCACGAATAGTTTGTTGTTGTCTGCCTTGAGTAAACTCCGCTACCTTAGTTTTCTTCCACCACTCGGGTAAAATACTCTTTGCTAATACTGGTTTAAAATCAGCGAGGGTCTCTGAGCTGTAACTGTGAAATTCTATCATTGGCATGATATTCTTCTCCTTCATGTGTAAGTGATACTTCATCACCTCTTAATACTATGGAACGTCTGTCCATGTATCGTGCTTTTGATGTAGGTGAATCCGCACCATGTGGTATTCTTCCATCAAACATTAATAATCTATTTGGTTTATATTCTACAGAAGCAACTTGGTGATTCTTGACGTGGTCTGCTCTCCCATCAAGTCCAAATTGCATAGTATCATAAATTCTCAAATCTCCACCCCATGATGGATACCATACAGGGCTACAATAATATAAGAACGATATATTCCAATCTTCATCTTGAGCGCAATCAGAATGTGTTGTCCCATCTAGTCCTTGTGTTTGAGAGTTCAATCCCATGTATTGGAATTTCTCCCATTTAAATCCAAATTCAGTTCTCAGTCTGCTATCTATATATCTAGCAAACACGGCATTCAATGGGTCTGACCCTCTCTCAAGAACCAAATTACCTTTACCTAGTCTACCATCCTCTTGAAATGCTCCTCTAAAGTAAGTTGCACCCCAAAAACTATGATGGGGGAATCCAGTAGCACTATCGCTCTGAACTTCATTTGTTTTAGACCATTCACTATAAGTCCTTAGATGGACATTTGCATAGTGATGAAATAAATCAACACTGAGCCAATCATCTAATACATAGATATCTTGTAAAGGTAGGTCTTGAATCTTAAAAGGTTTATCAATATGAACAACCTTTGGATTTAAATTAACCGCCAACTTTTGTATCCTTTTGAAATTGGTGATTTTCTGTTTCGGGAATTGTTTGTGGTTGTGGTAGTTGTTCCACATAACTAGCAAAATCTCTAAGAGTATCTTCTCTAGTTCCTACAATCTCATTCATGACTTGGTCAAAGATGTGCCATAATGCATCAGCATACTCCATAACACGTCTAGCATTAGACCTGTAAGGATGGTTGGAACCTTCTCTACCAACATAGACAACCTCTCCTATATCAGAAAAATTAAATCCGCCAGCACATGCTTCAACATTCTTATTACACATATAAGCTAGTTGTTCAATGTATTGACCATTTAAGGTGACACCCATAGGTGGTTCTGAATTTTTAATGTAAGTTTCGACAGCGTCCTTTTCATCCGCACTTAAAGGAATTTGTTCTTGGTCTGGGAATTCTTTTTGGACATCCCAGTTTAGAATCTTAAGTTCTTCTTCAGCGTAGACTAGAACATCATAATCAAATCCCAATTCGGGTTTGTCGACATTATCAAACTTATAATGCAAACCATTAGGTTTAGTAATCATAAGTTCATTGTTTTCTGTGTAAATTAGTGCATTCATAATATATCCTTTTTCTCCATTATATCATAAGATTGTTATCACAACAAGCTGTTTTTAACTTTGTTGTAGTGTTCTAAATTATTTATGTGTCCTGTATCCATCCCATTTATCCATGGCCCACCTCTTGTATAGTGAACAGCAGAGAAATCCCACTTAACCTCGGGGTCATCATATCCCTCAACGAACACATACTTCTCGGGGATGGGAGCAATCTTATCAGTCCATTCGAATTGATGTAATTGGGCACCTGTCCAAGTGTTAACCACTTCGGGTGTCAACTTCTTACAGTCGGGATGACTGTTATTGAAGAACATCATAGATGACCATAGTTTACATGGATAATCTATATTAACTTCTCCATCAAACTTGGTTTCATCATGTTTAATTTGTGGATACTTGATACATGCTACTGCATCATCTTGACCTAGGTAATAGAACATAGGCATAGGGTTTTTATTAAAGATGAAGTCATCATCTACAAACATACTAAACCCTTCATAGTTCTCAAGATACGGTATTAAGAATCTACTGTATGTAAATTCAGTAGATTGATTTGCATACTCTCTAGTGTACTCGGGTATCTTTGAAATGTCAAGTATTTTAATTTCTGGCGTAAACCTAGTGTAATCAACAAATCTCCCACCACCAACACTTCTCTTCACTGCATCTAATATAGATTGCTTGGAGTACAACTCTAGATTATTGTGTCTAGGGTCATAACCAATATAAATTGTTAGAGGTTTTCCAGCAGAAAGTTCTGTAAACTTCTTACTATGTTTCCAAACTTCTCTTCTAAATTCTATATTGGAATGGTCGGATTGATATTCAAGTGTACCATTAGTAAATATAACACTCAAGTTTTTATGATTGCATTTTGTATTACCATTGAGGATGGTTTCTTTCCAGTAATTCAAAGAATCGTCTATGGACATTGCTGGAATGTCGGGGAATGTATCTTGGAAATCCCATATCAAAAGTTCATGTGTTGGGTCTTCCATCTCTTCAAATACACCTGAACGTACACTGCCTGGATGTATCATAAGTTGTGTGAAATTACTACCGTTAGGAGATTGAGTATATCCTTGAATAGGAGCCCACAATCCCTCCTCTCTAATACTTTGTGTAATCCAATGAGCTTTCGCACTATGATAATACATTGAATTCATAGACATGTCAAAATCTTCTGAATAAAAGTCACGTGGGTCGGTTGCTTCACCACAGTAGTCTTGAATTTTTTGCACTTCATCATCAACAGTGGCAACTTGGAATTTTGTTGTTATGTTTGTTTCACCTTCGGGTTGGATTCCTGAAGTGTAAATATCTGGCATGAATTTGTGATATGCATTACACTGAAATTGTAATCCATTAAAGGTCGTAATCTCTTTCTTTCTTCTCAGTGTATCAAGGTCTGACCACTTAAGAAGTCGTAGGGGAGGCATAACATTATCAAAAAAGTATGATAAGACTTTATAGAACTCGCTGTCTTTATCAATCTCATCAATATTAGTAGACCCTAAATGATATTGGGGTAATAGATGTCTCTGAGCATGACCATAGGTTTTGAGTTCTTCAGTTGGTATAGGGGTTTCTTCTAATTTTAGAAGTAGTGCATCAAGTGTTGTTATTTTTTCCATAAACTAAATTCCAGTAAATTGCTTCTACCAGTATTTAGTCGATGAAAATTAACTTATATCAGCAGCAGGCCACTGTTGTGACAAGTTACCATCCCAACGTATAACAGGTGTTCTACCTTGTCTAGCATATGTTGAAGGTTGTCTGTTCTGATAAGTGAACGGTGTTCTACCTTGTCTACTATATGTTGAAGGTTGTCTGTGTTGATACGTGAAAGGAGTTTGTCCTTGTCGTGCATATGTGCCAGGTTGTCTATTTTGATAAGTGAACGGTGTTCTACCCTGTCTAGCATATGTGCCAGGTTGTCTAGCGTTAGCGATATATGGTTGTTGACCATTCACTGGGTTTCTATACGTACTAGGTTGTCTAGCGTTAGCGATATATGGTTGTTGTCCATTCACTGGGTTTCTATACGTACTAGGTTGTCTATTTTGGTACGTAAATGGTGTCTGACCTTGTCTAGCATATGTGCCAGGTTGTCTATTTTGGTACGTAAATGGTGTCTGACCTTGTCTAGCATATGTGCCAGGCTGTCTGTTCTGATACGTAAATGGCGTTTGACCTTGTCTAGCATATGTACTAGGTTGTCTGTTCTGATACGTAAATGGTATCTGATAACTTACAGGGTTTCCATAGATAGCAGGTTGTCTATTACTGTATGTAAATGGTACTTGATAACCTACAGGGTTTCTATATGTAAACGGAGACCTGTTCTGATACGTAAATGGCGTTTGACCATTCACTGGATTTCTATACGTACTAGGTTGTCTGTTCTGATACGTAAATGGTGTTTGAGCATTTACTGGGTTTCTATACGTACTAGGTTGTCTATTTTGATAAGTGAACGGTGTTCTACCCTGTCTAGCATATGTACCAGGCTGTCTATTTTGGTATGTGAACGGTGTTCTACCCTGTCTAGCATATGTACTAGGTTGCCTATTTTGATACGTGAACGGTGTTTGACTGTTCGCAATGTACGGATAAGGTTGTTGAGCATTCGCAATGTACGGTTGTTGACCGTTTACAGGGTTCCTATATGTAAATGGTTGTCTAGCGTTAGCAATATATGGTTGCTGTGCTGATACTGGATTTCTGTAACCAGCAGGTTGTCTAGCGTTAGCGATATATGGTTGTTGTCCTGAAACAGGGTTTCTGTAACCAGCAGGTTGTCTTGCGTTAGCAATATAAGGCGTTTGAGCATTTACAGGGTTTCTATATGTAAATGGAGACCTATTATTATAAGTAAATGGTACACGATAACTTACAGGGTTCCTATATGTAAATGGAGACCTGTTTTGGTATGTGAACGGAACCCTATATGTGAATGGGTTACGATATGTACTAGGTTGTCTAGCATTCGCAATATAAGGCACACGATACGTGAATGGGTTCCTATAGGTGCCAGGCTGTCTTGCGTTAGCAATGTATGGCACACGATACGATGCGCTGTACGTGAACGGTTGTTGTGCAATGGTCGGAACCTGATAACTGCCTTGTGCCATGTCTTTTCCTATTA